ACAATCACAATCACAAAACCACCAACTATGTACAGCGAATGGAATCCAGAGGAGTTGCTCGACGACTGTCAAAGCGAGGAATTTCTGAAAGAGTATGTGAAGAGTATGGGATCCATGCCGATGGAGAGATCCTATGCTTCCATTATCGAGATGGCAGTGGACGCAATCTTGGGATAAAAACTAAAACTAAAGACAAAGACTTCAAATACGAAGGTGAATCTGACGGAAAATTTTTCGGCCAACACCTGTTCCGACATAAAGGAAAAAGGATGGTCATCTGCGAAGGTGAGCTAGATGCTGCAACATGCAGAGAAGCTTTTCCAACGTGGGAAGCAGTGTCTCTACCTTATGGTGCAGCCGCTGCAAAAAAATCAATCAAACACAACTATGAATGGTTGGAGAATTGGGATGAAGTTGTCCTGTTCTTTGATAATGATGATGCAGGTCATCAAGCTACACAGGAAGCAGCAAGTATCTTACCTCCTGGTAAGGTCAAGATTGCAGACTTAAAAGGCTACAAGGATGCTTCTGAGGCTGCTCAGGACGACAATTTTGAAGCAGTACGTCAAGCTATTTGGAATGCACAGGTCTACAAACCTGACGGCATTGTTGATGGTAAGACTTTACTTTCATTAGTTATTGAACCTCAACAAGATTGCATACATGAATACCCATACGCAGGGCTACAAGAAAAACTACAAGGGGTCCGGGCCGGAGAACTTGTCACGATTACTAGTGGAACTGGTCAAGGAAAATCATCCCTATGCCGTGAACTTGCAGCTCACTTCCTCAGTAAAGGGGAACGAGTTGGGTATGTGGCACTTGAAGAGTCAAATAGACGCACAGCATTAGGACTAATGTCTGCTGCGTGTGGTAAACAATTTCACATAGGTACTCATGAACGATCTGATCTCACCGAGGCTTATCAAAGCACTCTTGCTGAGTGGAACCTCTATCTTTTTGATGGCTTTGGGTCTTTTGATCCTGATAACATCATCTCCAGAATTCGCTACCTTGCTGCGGGACTCGACTGTAGGGTTGTATTTTTAGATCACCTATCAATTCTGTTGTCAGGATTGGATGGAGATGAACGCAAAATGATTGATAACACAATGACTAAGCTCAGGTCATTGTGCGAAGAGACAGGCATTTCAATGTTCCTTGTCTCTCATTTACGTAGAGCACAAGGTGATAAAGGACATGAAGATGGAGCAAAAGTTTCACTTGGACAGCTGCGCGGAAGCCATAGCATTAGTCAAATCTCTGACGCCGTTATTGGGCTCGAGCGCGATCAGCAGAGTGGAGATGAACACGCTGATACAACAGTGCGAGTCCTTAAGAATCGCTTTACTGGCGAGACGGGTGTCGCGTGTCAATTGAAATACGACAAAGAAAAGTGCAAATTCTATGAATCAAAATCTTTCGACCCACAATCAGATTTTTAAACCTAATCCTCCTACTGAGGAGATGGTAAAGAAAGCTCAATTTATCGATAAAACTTACGTCTGGAAACATGCTCGTGTTCGATCTGGAGACGGACGGTCTCCTAAATGATGTTACCTGTATTCACTGTATGGTCATCTTTGATTCGGAAACTGATGAGACATACGTCTATAACGATCAAGGCGACCAAGAACCAATTGTCCGTGGCGTGCAGTTACTTGAAGAAGCAAAGGTTATTTGTGGACACAATGTAATTGGATATGATCTACCTGTAATAGAAAAAATCTATCCGTGGTTTAACCCTGCTGGATTTGTTTTAGATACCTTACTTTTGTCCCGCTTGTATCATACAAATATGATGGAAGTGGATAAAAAATTAGACATAAGTTATATGGCATCTCAGTTACGAGGTAGACATTCACTTGAGGCATACGGTTACAGATTAGGTGAATACAAAGGAGCATTTGGCAAAACAAGTGACTGGAAACATTGGTCACAAGATATGCAGGACTACTGCGTACAAGATGTCAACGTTACAAAAAAATTATGCGACCACTTCCACAAATACCTGAGTGGGTCCTACTAGAGCACGAAGTTGCTCACATTTTATCTAAACAAGAACGGCATGGCTGGCATTTCAATGAGCGGGCTGCATGGCAACTTGCATCGTCTCTCGAACAAGAACTTCAAGATCTTAAAAAGGTACTTCTCAAGAGATACCCTTACGTCGCAGGAGCTGAATTCACTCCAAAGCGAGATAACAAAACTAGCGGCTACATCAAAGGTGCAACCTTTACTCGATTAAAAGAAACAAATCCCACATCACGAGATCATATTTCATGGATATTGCAAACATTTTGTGGTTGGACTCCGACACAAATGACAGCTACTGGGAAACCTATCATCGACGAAGTTGTCCTGACGGAAATAGCATCTCCGATTTCTATGCAATTCGCGAGATGTTTGACGGTAATGAAAATGCTTGGTCTCCTCTCGAACGGCGTGAACGCATGGCTGAGGCTTGTTACGACATCTAGTCGTATACATCACCATTGTTCAGTCGCTACAGCTACACATAGAGCCAGCCATCGGAACCCAAATTTATCTCAAGTACCTAGTGACAATGAATTTAGAAAACTATTCCAAGCATCCCCTGGTCAAGTTATGGTGGGTGCCGATCTTAGTGGGATTGAGCTACGGATGCTCGCCCATTACCTTGGAAAATTTAGTCCCGAGTTTGGAGATACCCTCCTTACCGGAGACATCCATCAAGTCAATGCCGATAAAGTCGGTGTTACAAGACGAGCTATCAAAACAATTACCTACGCCTGGTGCTACGGGGCTGGAGATGAAAAAATAGGTCATAGTTTTGACCCACAATTATCATCAGCTAAAGCTAAAAAGCGAGGCAAAGAAATACGAGCGGCATTTGTAGATGCTATCCCTGGCATGTCTGAATTGTTAGATAGTATTAACATAGCAGCTAAACGTGGTTACATTAAATCTATTGATGGCCGCAGGATTCAGCTTGATAGTCCACATAAGTCACTCAACTATTTGCTTCAGTCAGGAGCTGGTGTAGTCGCAAAGAGATGGCTCATTATCAATCAAAACAACATTACACAACTAAAGCTGTGTGCATCACAGCTAGCATTTATACATGACGAATTGCAATTCGAGTGTCACCCAGATTACGCACAAGATTTATCAGCATCCCTGGTACTTAGCAGTGCAGAAGCTGGTGAATACTACAAACTTAGAATCCCAATCACAGCAGAAGCAAAGATCGGAGCCAACTGGGCAGAGGTGCATTGATGAAACTACTCATTGATGCAGACTACATAGTCTATAAATCATGTGCTGGTGCTGAGACAGAAATTGACTGGGGCGACGATGTCATCCTGGTTACAAGTAAGTTCAGTGAAGCGTACAACAATGTTCTGAGAGAACTAAATAAAATCAAGAATGAGTTTATTTGGGACACACCGGAACTAATACTATTCTTTAGTGACTCGAAGAATTTTAGGAAGAAAATTTTTGGGGCATATAAGGGGCATCGAAATCGTAAAAAGCCCTGTGGTTATCGAAGGGTCATTAATGAACTATCAAATGACCACGAGGTAATCAAGCTACCTGAACTGGAAGCTGATGATGCCATGGGTATCTACGCAACAGAACATCCAGGCAACATCATTGTCAGTCCTGATAAAGACATGCGTCAAATCCCTGGACGTTTATATAACATGGATGAAATGACTACAGTGACACCTATTGAAGGTGCTAAGTGGCATCTCATTCAAACACTAGCCGGAGACCAAACCGACGGCTACAGCGGCGTACCCGGAATAGGAATTAAACGTGCTGTGTCATTGTTTGATGAGCATGGTTACAACTGGCAAACAGTTATCAAAGCATTCAAAGATAAAGAACTAACAGAAGATGATGCGTTAATGAATGCCCGTCTTGCCCGCATCCTTACATGTACTGATTATGACTCAGAAAAACAAGCCGTCATTCCTTGGACCCCCTCCACCGATTACAGAATTGACGATGGAACAGGAGTTCAAAATTAGAAGACTGGAAGATCTTTTACCAAATGCAGACAAAAAGGACATCATCACCTTGTTTATGGCATTGCAACGTCAATGCTTTGTTCTATCTAATTCTATCTCTAACCTAGTTAAACAATGGCCTACTACTCACCCGCTTACTACACCCGAGGATCAATTGAATGCTGGGATGCAATCAGAGACTGGGAACTAAACTATCATCTTGGCTGTGCAATTAAATATATTTGCCGAGCCGGTCACAAGGATGCTAACTCGAAAGCATCTGACCTTAAAAAGGCTATCCACTATCTTGAAAATGAACTTAACAACATCACATCTACAGAATCAATCTCTACAGGAACAGTCGATCGAATTTCGGGATGCCTATGGGATACAGAACAGTTCGGCCAACCGGACTATGCAACGGGATTTGATCGTTGAAGAGTTTAAAGAGTTTATGTATGCAGCTACTGAAGAGAGCTACGAAGCAGAGCTAAAAGAACTAGCTGATCTTGTCTATGTTTGCTTTCAATATTCTGAAAACATGGAATGGGATTTAGAAACTGCATTGAATCGAGTACATGAATCTAATTTATCTAAGCTTGGTTTAGATAACAAACCTATCCGCAGGTCCGACGGAAAGATTATGAAAGGACCAAATTATCAACCACCTAATCTCGAAGACCTTGTTAAATGAGTCAATTAATTTCTAGAACTGGACGTGTTCAGGCATGGATGGATGATCCATCAGGCCGTCTCCCCGTGTCGTGCACGGTAATGAACGTTGAAAATGAAATGGAAGGACCCAATGGAATCGAAGCGTCTTGGAGATTTGCGAGCCATGCTCTCCGTAGAGGGGCAGGCGTTGCAATCCATTTATCAGAACTCGATGCAAAAGGAGTCGAGAGAGAGTCAGGCGTACTGCCGTCTGGTCCTGTATCATTTGGACGAATCTTTTCGGCTCTTAACGAAGTTATTAGGAGAGGAAATCGATACAAAAATGGAGCCATAGTTTTACATCTTGATGCAAACCATCCTGACCTTCAGGAGTTTATTGACACACCTCGTGACTATCTGCCTTGGGCAAAACGTTGTGTAGATATTTCTCAGGAATGGTGGGATGAACTTGATACTGAGATGAGATCTAAACTTCTCATTGGTATGAGACGTGGTGACATCTGGCTAAACAAAGTTAAGTATGACAATGAAGGACAAAGAATCTTCGGAAATGTATGCCTTGAGGTTTACCTGCGATCACGTGGCAGTTGCTTGTTGCAACATGTCAACCTTGCTGCCTGTGAGTTCGACTCAATCCCTCAAGCTTTCGTTGAAGGTATGCAGGAATTGTGTGCCCTCCACCCTTGCACTGGTGTTAGCAATACGGGAGAGTATCTCCCCCCAGAAACAGACCGTCAGGTTGGACTTGGGATGCTCGGACTTGCAAACCTCCTCCGTAGATACGGAGTAACTTACAAACAATTTGGTAATGCTCTTGAGTCATATAACAATGGCGAAGTAAAAGCATCACCTGCCTACGAGTTGGCCTCCCAACTTGCTTCTGGAATCGACCAGGCAGCACTCATCGCTAGGCAACACAATATGGTGCGAGCATTTGCTATCGCTCCTACAGCGTCTTGTAGCTACCGCTCAAAGGACGTTGATGGTTACACGTCTACACCTGAGATTGCACCACCGATTGCACGCACTGTTGATCGTGACAGTGGTACCTTTGGAGTGCAGACATACGACTATGGTGAAGTAGAAATTGCATCCGAAGTTGGATGGGATAACTTCATCAAAGTTGCAAATAATATTATGATTTTATTGGATAGGACTGGACTTCTGCACGGTTACTCTCTGAATTGGTGGTCGGATTTGATCACCATGGATGAGAGTTTCATTGAAGAGTGGCTTGAATCGCCCCAGACTTCCCTCTACTACAGCCTTCAAGTGATGGGTGACGTACAGGATAAGTCAAGCGCGTATGCCGCTTTAGATGAAACTGAAGTTAACGATTACTTGGAGCAATTACTAAATGAACCACAATGTGATTGTCAAGAATGAACCCCTATCAGAAACTATTAAACAGAAAAAGAAAATGGACACCAGTTCAAGTGAGTGCTGGTACATGTACGGAGGGAGCAGAGGAAACCATCCTGCGTGCTCTTGCATTGCGACATATGGAACTGCCTGTGGGAGATTTTATAACTGATGCACTCTCCACTGAAGTTCCAGAGGTGGCGCGGGAACTACTCGAATCCAATGTCCGGGACGAGATTAACCACGACGTGGCTCTTGGCTACATCGCCAATGCTTACGGGGTGGATGAGAAGGCTGAAGCCGAAGCGTTACGGCTACGTGATGCTTGGGTCTCGCATCCAGATCACACTATCACCAAAGCAATGGTTGCCGAGCGTGCAGTGTTCTTCGTTCTTTTACCATTCTTTCGCGCTAATGGTGACGCTGGAATGCGCACAACGAGTGCCGACGTGTCGCGAGACGAACAGATCCACGTAGCGGCTAATAGTCTTGTTTGCCGTGAGCTAGGGTTAGATATTAGCCCTAGTCTTGACAAGCTACGACTCGCTACAATTAACTGGGTGATGCAACCTTTGGGTCGCAGCACTGTCAAGTATTTAGACAAAAAATTCTGGCTGGATTCTAGTGATCGACTTATGTATGAGGGTAAAGCTCCCGAGCTTTCCTTTACTAAGTCAGCACGAATGCCTGCCTTCTTTGAGCATAGCAATGTCAATCTCCCCCAATACGCTTGAAGTTTTCGGGATGCAATCCCGTGGACTTATACATGCACTCGAGGAAACATTCCCACCCACTAATCCTACAGCTGATGATTCAATGGCAAAAATTATGTACCGCTCCGGTCAACGTAGTGTTGTGGAGTGGGTGATTAAATACATGGAGGATAACGATGGCTAAAGGGAGTAAAAAAAATCAAGAAAGGGCAGCAGCACAAGCTAAAAAAAGGGCTCGTGTAGAAAAGCGTAAGGCGCCAACACCTAAAGCCCCAACACGTAAGGCAGCAGCACCTAAATCTTCAAACAAACCTAAGTCTTCAAGCAAACCTAAGTCTTCAAGCAAACCTAAATCTTCAAACAAATCTAAGACAAGACCTAGCGGTAATCAATCTGGGCTTACCACTGCTGAAATTAAGGCTAAAAGAAAGCTAAAAGGAATTGGTCAGTTTGCTGATGACAAAGGAAAAGACAAAGGAAAAGACAAAGGAAAAGACAAAGGAAAAGACAAAGGCAAAAGAATAAAAGAACAACCTAATGTCGTAGGTGATTTGACTGACAAGCAACGCGACCAAAAAATATTCCAACGAGTGCTT